GAAAATATTTTCTAGGGACAAACCCTAACGTCTCCACTTGTGCTGGTCCGCGTGAGGTAGAACGCACTCCAGAGTCTTGACAACGCCCGCCGTGCCCGCGCTTGGACAGGAGTAGGTCGTGACCCTTACGAACGGACGGCTACGACCCCAGAGCAGGCTAAAGCGCACACCCAACTGCCATCTAGCTCGCTCCCAGTAGGTTATAGCCAACCCGTACTGACCGTCAGCCCTCTCGGCCCAGCACCAGTGCTCAGGCATGACGAATAGGCTGAACCTGCGAAACGTCAAGTTAATTCTCATCTTTCTTCACCTTGGAGAGCAGATCCCATGCTGTTGCTGCCACGAGCGGAACTTGTCCGTTTCCAATGGCTTTAAGTCTGTCCACCCGAGCGGCCACCCCATGAGCCACTCGACCCAAGTTGGATTCAACTTCGCGGCTGGTTTGTCCGGGTTCTCGGTCCCACCACTCGCAGTCCAAACTACTGACGGTAGATCGGTGGTTCCTTTCCAATTCTCGGTCGGCCTGCGAGCTGCGTGATCCGATGTCACCGGAGTCGGCCACCTTACTGCCGCATACGACAACTTGTCCGCCTCCCCCGGACCCGACTGTGCGTAACCGCTGTGCTTCGCATCCTGAGCCATTGGGGTAGGCCATTTCATCACTTGATGAGTCAAATTGATCTGATGGCCCTGTTGAATTCTTGAAGACTTTGCATCCGCGGTCTGTGGAGTTCGCCACAATCCAGATTCTGTCCCTTTTGTGTGGGGCACCGACGGCTGCTGCTGATACGACACCCCACCTTGCATCAAACCCCATCGCGGCCAAGTCCCCGAGAACTCTGTGGATTCCTCGTTTAGTAAGGAGGGGGGAGTTCTCCACATAGACGTATCTGGGTCGTACCTCGCCAACGATTCGGGCCATGTGGAACCACATTCCTGACCTTGTTCCGTCGATTCCTGCGCCTTTTCCTGCGGCGCTGATGTCTTGGCATGGAAAGCCGCCAGATACGACGTCAACAACTCCTCGCCAAGGTCGGCCGTCAAAGGTTTGTACGTCATCCCAAACCGGGAAAGGCGGGAGAACTTTGTCATTCTGTCGGGCGCACAATACGCTAGCTGGGTAGGGCTCCCATTCGACGGCGCAGACGGTTCGCCATCCGAGCAAGTGTCCCCCAAGTATTCCTCCACCAGCGCCTGCGAATAAAGCCAACTCATTCACGCCTTCTCCTATAATTCGTCAATTAAACGGTTGATGTACCAGGCGGCCTTCTTCAGGTCCACCACCGCGTCGCCCTTTAAACCGGCTCTACTGAGGTACTTGAGTGCGTTGAGCCTCAGGTATCCCCGGAACTCCTCAGGGCTCGCCTTGGCCCGCATATAGTCGATGGTCTCGATCCCGCCCGCGGTGTAGTGGCCTGGGCTGTTGACCTCATCACTCATGACAGACGACCTCTCGAGGAAGGTTCCGCAGGATGACGGAGTAATCTGGCTCCACCTCCATTACCTTCGCGCTGTACAGTATTCGGTGCCGGCCCTTTTCAGTCTCGTCATCCTTTACGATTGAATTGTTGTCTACTAGCCTCATCAGTACCCCTGAGATGGCCTTCCTGGTCATGCCCTCCACCTCAATCTTCGACAGCTGGATGGGGCCGTGCTCAATGATGTAATCAAGTACCCGTTGCTGTGTCATCTTCTACCTTCCATTGTCTGATCATGAAATATTCTCCGTAACTCTCGCGGACGCTGGGAGGGTAACCGCGGTCGTCTAGCCAGTGATACAGGTTTGTATGTAGGTCGTTATCCCAGACCTTCGGGAAACCATACCTCCACCCCTCCGGCGGGTCAACCCATACCTTCACTTTCCTCTCCTTAAAATGGTGCGTCCGGAACTTTGGACAAATCTAGCTTCGGTTTGCGTTTGCGCTTGATACGCTCAACGATGTGCGGATACGGCGGCAGATTCCAGACCCACCGAACCACCCTGCCCTCGTCGTCAAGGATTCCGTATCTCATTTTTTCTAGCTTCCAACATCGCGTCTGCGTATCGATAAGCGTCTCTACCGCAAGCAGGAACGCAGCCCGGCATAGCGTCTGGCTCGTAAATCTCAATCAATGCTTGCAATGCCTTGGCCGCGAAGTAATCACGCAGGGTCATATTTAGCGCAGGGGTCGCGGTCCAATTGGCTGTCCCCTGGTCGGAAAAGTTATATCGCGGGTCGCGTTCAGTCATGACCAATCCTCATAGAATTTGTGTTGTCCAATTGGCAGCATTACGCCGCACCGCTCGCATCTATCCTGCGTATGGCGGTAATGGGCATCAACGCAGCTTATGGTGTTCTTATGGCCGAGCAGCCAGCACAGAATCTTAGCTAGGGTCATAATGGACATCTCCCACAATACGGACAGTGGACAATGATGGTGCGGATTGGTTTGCCACATCGCAGACAGGTGTAGGTCATTCTTCACCCCAAGTTCCATCAAGCCAGTGATCCAGCATCGCGTGAAGTTCTGCTCGCTGACGTTCTCCGACTGTTCGGCCATCATCAGTCACAAGGTCATTCCGAACGATCATCTGAAAATTGCCTGAACCAGTAAACTCGATGAAGTGGCCGGATGTCCGAATGCCAATCGACCTCAGTGGCTTTTCAAGGCCGCCCCAAAGGACTGTGTTTGTCTCTCGAATCATTTCTCCCCTTTTTGTCGAAAGGCTTCAAGCACATCATCAGTACAGCAAATGCCCTCAGCATCGCTGTTGTCTAGCACTATCAAGCGACACGCCTCCCGTTCCCGCTCCGCAGCTTGCCACTCTAATTCCTTCAATAGGTCTTCAATCGTGTCGCCATGCCCCGACGCGTAACTGCGTTCGACCATCCAATTAGCCACCTTCTCCCGCTCATGCGAGGCGACAAGTCGGGCGAAGCGTTCAAGGCTCGTATAACTAATCTCAAAGAAGCCCCACTTGTCCGGGTTGGCACAACCTGTAGCACCCACCTCCACTGCCATATTGATGATGTCTTGGTGCGTCATGGCTTTCCCGTTCGGTAATTGTGCCTTGCGATTAGTAGGCTTACCTGCGGATTCTTCCCGATCGGGACTGCAGGTGCATCTCCGGCCCCAGCCTCTGATGTCTGATCTATTGATACAAGACGCAGGGTTTTGTGCTCATAGGGCGCCTGGCTCATTTCTTCTGATTTGCTTGAACAGGTGCATCTTCGGCCCTGTCCGCAGTCTCCTGTGCAGCCACTGCCTCCGCTAAAAACTTCGCGAAGATACCGTCGCCTGGCCAATTTGAACATCTATCCAACTCCTTTTGACGGCGGTCAGATGTTGTGTGCATCCTCCACCAAACGGGCAAAATCAACAACCTCATCTAGGTCACCTTTGACGTAATACTCTTTTGAATTTTCGTGTTTGTCAATCAGGCCTGCTGCTAATGCCAACTTCACGAGCTGGCGCTGCCCCAGACCCATCGGAGGCTTGTTCTCTTCAAAGCTGAAGCAGGCAGAGTCCCAGGCGGCACACCAGCACTTGTACAGCGGCTCCTCGAGAGGATGGTAGTTACCGTTTCCGACCATGTTGGTGTCTCGCCATTTACGCCACGCAATATCGCGCTCCATACTCTACTCCACGATGATTCGATCGCCGATGCCATCCTTCCTGGCCGCCGACTCCCATCCGATGTTGAAGTCCCAGGAGCCATCTTTCTGGCGCTTTGCCTCGATGAACTGGATCTTGCACGGGAATTGGTACGACTTAGTGACAAAGCCATAATTGGAGTAAACCTTGACGCGCTTATTCTCTGGCTTTAAATGACCAAGCAGCTCGACCAGCTCCTCTTCCTCTACCGCTCGGGCGCTTGAGTTACCGCGCTTCCCGAAGTGATTTTTTAACTCGATTACTTTCATTGTTACCAACATATAGACGTGAACAATGAAAGAGTAAATCACTGACCAATGAGTTGACAAGTGTTCTGTCCGGTGATGAAGACGCCATAATCTCTTGAAGCTTGCGAGCATGAAGCAAGAGAATTGTGGTTGATTCTGCGATTTCAATTTGCATAAAAAAAGCCCCCGGTTTAGAGGGGGCCGGTTGGATTAGCGGGAGGTGACCTTGATGCTGAACACCGCGGTCGTCTTCGTAAACTCGGCCACCTTGTCGGCGCTGATGCCGCAGCTCTTCACTAAAGCCTTCCAGTCCACGACGCTACGGTTCGACTCGGAGTGGGTTGCCTTAAAAAAAGCACCCTCGAATACTTTGGCGCCACCTGGGAGAGTTGCCTCATCCTTCATGCCGTCCTTAATCGCGTCTGCCCGTGCGGTCAACTCTGCGATCTGTGCCAAGAGGCTGCCAAGCTCGTCAACTTCGTTGGTCTGGAGTGCGAGGGCTTCGATGTTGGTAACTGCGTTCATTTCACTGTCCTTTTTAACCTGGGCCACACCGTGCAGCCCATGAGTTGAATACTACACAGAATTTTTGGTCCTGTGTAGATTTTTTTCACTTTTTTTCAAATTTTTTTTGGCTCCGATTTTTCCTCACGCTTGAGGTGCTCCAGCAGGGGCTCGAGGACCGACTCCTGCTCAGGACGCAGCTTCATCCACTGCTCCACCTCCTGGATGATGATCGCAACGCCAGCGTCAAACCCTTGAATCCATTCATTTATTATCACTTTCAGCCTCTTTGATGGTTACCTTTAACATCCCCGCGACGATATCGCCCCAGAAGACACGCAAGTCTACAATCTGCGAGTCGTCCTTGTAAATACCTGCGTGAGCCAGCGCATCGAGCGGGGCCTTCAGCAGGTTATCGAGGTCACGCTTGCGCTTGTCAGGCCTGAACGCCTCTACCGTCATGACGATCGGGCCCTCGAAGTGAGCCGTCGGGTTGTTGTGCATGATCTGGTGCATCACCGCCTCACGATATAGTCGGCCTGCGTCCGAGATGACCATGCGGTTCTTCCACTTCCTCCAGTAGGTGTTGACACTGGGCGGCCAGGGTAGGGTGATCTCCATCATGTGTACCTCACTAAGTTCATCTGCTCATTCTCGCAAAAGGATTGGCTCTCACGGTGATACCAGAGTTTGTACCACTCCTCGATGTCCCCGTTACGCTGCTTCTCGCACATCAGCGTCAGGTCGTGCTCGTAAGGCATAAAGCCACCGCCGCTTTTCTGAGCCGTCTCCTTTTTTTTATTGCGCCAGACCACAAATACGTTGTCAACCTGGTCCGTGATCGCGCCTGAGCCCTTCAAATCAAACTTGTTAGGCTGCGCCTCCTCCGACAAGAGCTTTCTGATGTGATGCACCAAGTGGATATGGACGTCATGATCTCGAGCTAGCGCCGTCAATTCGTCAATGAAGTTCTTCTGGGCATTGTAGTCATCCTCGCCCTGGACGCACTTCATGAGAGAGTCGATGAAGATATGACGGATGCCCAGCTCCATCGCGCAGTACCTGGCCATCGCCACAACCGATCGTGCGTCAGTTGTCCCTTGCTGATCGTATAACCAAAGCTTCGATTGCGAGAACGTGTCGAACTCAACCACTGTCTTCGCCAGTGCTTCTTGGGGGTAGGTCATCCCCTCGACGTTCTCACCAGAGAATTGACGCAGCATTCGGGTCAGCGTTCGGACTGGCTTCATCTCAAACGAGGCGATACAGACGCGCTCACCCTGGCTGACTAGGCTTAGGGCTATCTGACCCGTTAGAAGGCTCTTGCCGCCCCCGTTAGAGCCTGCATAGACCGTTACCTCGCCCAGTCGGAACTCAAACTCGCCCCAGGTTTTGGTCCAGGGCATCTGCAGCGGTTTGGGTGGTGCCGGTTGGTTGCGGCTGTCAAGAATCTCAAGAAGGTAGGCGCTTGCCTCTCGGACCTTGAGCTTGATCTCGGTTAACTTTTCATATTTTGCAACGTCTATGTCGGATTGTCGGACTTTACGGTGTTGGTCGAGCGCCTTCGCCCGTTCCTCAATGCCATCAGGCGAATTTGAGAGCTTCATCGATCCTCTCATAAGCTAACCAAGCGCGGTCGATGTCGGCCTGGGTAAGGGTTTTTCCACGCGAAACGTCAAGCGCCAGGGTCATTGCGACAACGGCCTCGAAGTGAATGATTTTCAACAGGTCCTTGGAGTAGAACTTAGGCTTTGGACCCTTGCGCTCCCGTTTATCGGGAAACAGGTCCGAGATGTCCATCCCGATTGCGCCACAGATTTCATGGGCGGTGCATCCTGCAAAGCAGTGTAAAAGGATCACCCCATCGCGATCTGCAATGGCGAGTGACGGGGATTTGTCTTGATGCGACGGGCACTTGGCAGTCCACGAGCCATTCCGACCCGAGACCTTATCAAGCCGGGAGAGAAGATTATCAATCATTTTCCAACTCTCACCGGGAGAGCGGTCGTCTGGTTGTCCCATCGCCTCTGGTTTAGGTACGTCGTAGGGGCCGGAGTGTACCCGGAGAGCCAACCCTCCGACTCCCGAGACTTCAGGACATGGGCGACGATCACATCGGCCTCGCCGTCAAGGGCCTGCTTCACCCAGGACGCTAACGCAGCCTCCTTTCCGTACTTTCGCTGCCCTGCAGGCCATGCTGACCAAAATTCACTGAAACGACTAGCGATAGCGGCCAGAGGTATTTTCTTTTCTTCTCTTGTCTTCTCTTCTCTCTTCTTCTCTAAGGTATTACGCTCGGAATACGAACGTATCGACCACCTTGCGTTGACTGCATCTCTGGCCTTCTGGGACTTGACCTCAAAGTCAGAAAGGTCGTCGTCTGCCTGCTGGTAGGAGTAGCCCTCTTCGCCGTGCCTAAAGAACTCTTTTAGAACAGAATCAACGACTTGGACGTCAGAGATCTGGATTCGTTTGGCGACCCACTCTGCGTTCGGGAAGGGCTGTTTATGGCCGTAGTAAAGGTCGATGCAGCGCCTCAACACCAGGTCCTCGAGCTCGGTTAGGTGGCGGGTCTGCATCGCGTATTCAGCGTATCGAAATTTGTACCAGTTCACTGTTGTAACTCCTTAGGGTGTGCGAACGATGACGGATCGAAAGACAGTCGTCAAGGGGGTTGACAAGATTTTTTTTGTGTGTAGAGTCCGCTTTGCCAACGTTTGGCGTCAACACAAGAGGAAAAAATGATCCTATCGAAGCAAGTAGAAGGTACGTATAGACAGATCCCGGCAGGCACCTACCTGGCCCGCTGCTACCGGTTTGTCGATATGGGCACACAGACTGCCGTGTACGACGGCGAGACGAAAAGCCGCCACGTCGTCATGATTCAGTGGGAGGTTCACGGAAGCGATGAGAACGGAGAGGATCTTGTCACGAACAAGGGTGAGCCGCTCACAATTACCAAGAACTACACCGCAAGCATGAACGAGGCCTCCACGCTGCGTAAGCACCTCCGAGCCTGGCGCGGTCGTGACTTTACACCTGAGGAGGAGAAGGGCTTTAAGATGGAGAACATTCTTGGCCAGTGGTGCATGCTGACCGTTGAGGAGAACCCTGGCTCGAACGGTCGGATGTACACGAACGTCAGCTCGGTGAGTCCTGTTCACGCTACGCTCAAGAAGAACCTCCCGCAGGGCTACAACACGCCCGATTTCTTCAGCTTGGCCGATCGCAACATGGTCGTCTTTGAGCGTCTGTCGGATCGCATCAAGGAGAAGATTCAGGCTGCGCCAGAGTGGGCGGTCAAGAAGGCTACTCCGGCGAGTTACAGCGTTGAAGTTGAAGACGACGACTCCATTCCCTTCTGATCATGTTAAGCGCCATCCTATTTGGTGTTGGGGTGGCCTGTGCGCTGGCGGGTGAAAACCTGCTGGCCATAGGTTTCCTGGGTGCCTGTTTAGTTACGACAGTAATCGCTAAAAAAATTGAGGAAAAGCATGGATTTTACAGATGAGCAAGCAACGGTCCTTGAGCTTGAGGCCGCAAAGACTGACCAGATTAAAGCTAAAACGAGCAAGTTTTTTGAGCGGGTCATAGACCAGTCTGGCCTAACAGGAACGGCCCGACAGGTGATGTTGTTGAGTGAGCCAATTTCAGTGGACATCTCAATTCGCGTCCCGATCCAGGCGTTCACCGATCACAAGGCACTCAACTCAATTGAGCGAAAATTGTCTGAGGAGTGGGGCGTTCAAGTTTACTTGATCACGAGAACGAAATGAGCAAAATCTCAGGCATCGAAGCTCGAGATGGGAAGTTTTTGTATCCCACAAATGACACCTACGTCGGTAAGTGCATGGCGATGTACGGTGAGTGGGAGTCGGAGCTTGTCAATAAGTGCAGACAAATCCTTAAAGAGGGCGACGTCGTTGTTGAGGTCGGGGCGAACATTGGAGTCCATACCGTTCCGATCGCAATGCACGTTGGAGAGGCTGGCAGGGTTCACGCAATCGAGCCTCAGCGGGTCGTCTTTCAGATCCTTTGCGCCAACTTGATTTGCAATGAAGTCTTTAACGTACACACATACCACGCCGCGGCAGGGGACGAGCCAGGCAAGGTTAGGGTTCCGGATTTGGACATCGGCGATGAGCAGAATTTTGGCGCAGTGAGGGTCGCTGGCGAGGAGGGTCTTCAAGTCCGGCTGATGACGATTGACGAGATGAACCTAGACCGGTGCGACTTCATCAAGGTGGACGCCGAGGACTTTGAGCCGCAGGTCTTGCTTGGGGCTTACAAGACGATTGAAAAATTCAAACCTGTAATATATCTTGAATACAATTATCATGTACGGAACACCATCAACTTTTACATCAAAAAGTTTATGCCGAAGTACAAGATCTGGAACTGTAACGAGATCATTTACAAGCCTGACAACTGCTTTGGTAACGCAGACAATCAATTTCAGGACATTCACTCGTTAGGGGTAATCCTGTCGATGGAAGAGATCGCCGGGGTTACTGACTCTTTGGAATTAATTTCAATATAATGGAGGCCTTAATGCAGTCATCTGCCGTATTCAAGATTTTTAAACTTAACCCCGCTGTTTTCCAAGCCAAACCACAATTACCAGACGACGAAGAAGGCGGAAACGCATTTTGTGGAAATTGTGTGTTTTGGGACAAAGAAGAAGATGAAGATTCAATCGGTGAATGTCGCCGCTACCCGCCCCAGGTCATTACATTGGCTGACGAAGACGGAACCATGACCCCGGTATCCATTTTCCCAGCCTCTGAAGCTGACCATTGGTGCGGAGAACACCAGGAACAGTAAATATGGGCGCTCAGGTTTTTACGGACGAAGAGATTGCCTCTGCCAGCAGGTCTTACCGCAGCACCACAGAGGCGGCTCAGGCGTTAGGGATGAGCGAGCGGAATTTTCGTAAAAGAAAAGGCAAGCTAAACCTACAAAATAAAACGCACGTTCAAAAAGCAGAGCATAGGGGCGGTGTCACAGACGGCACCGTCCTTGTTTTTTCCGACGCGCATTTCTGGCCTGGCATCAGGTCTACCGCTCTTAAGGGCCTCTTATGGGCGATAAAAGAGCTTAAACCGGTGATGGTCATCGCGAACGGAGATATTTTTGATGGTGCCGGGATCAGCAGGCACCCCAGGTCGCAATGGCAAACGAGGCCAAACGTTAAGCAAGAACTTGAGGCCTGCAAGGAGTACATGACCGAGATTGAGAATGCCTGCCACCTTGCTCGCCATCACACTCAATTGGTTTGGCCACTGGGGAATCATGACACTCGGTTTGAATCGCGCCTAAGCTCGTTTGTGCCTGAATTTGAGGGTGTTCAGGGTCTGACTCTACAGGATCATTTTCCGAAGTGGCACCCCTGCTGGAGCTGCTGGCCGACGGACGATGTGATCGTTAAACACCGTTTTAAGAGTGGCGTCCATGCTACGCATCAGAACACGGTCTCGGCCGGGGTTACGATCGTTACTGGGCATCTACATTCGTTAAAGGTCACGCCGTTCTCGGATCTTCGTGGAAACCGTTTTGGGGTAGATACCGGGACGTTGGCCGAGACGGACGGGCCGCAATTTCTTGATTATTTAGAGATGAACCCAACAAACTGGCGGTCTGGGTTTGCTGTTCTAACCTTTAAGGATTCCAAATTGCTTTGGCCAGAGCTCGTCCACAAGTGGGATGAGGGCGTGATTGAATTTAGAGGGCAACTTATTGACGTAGGTGCGTTATGACTAACTTTATTCAAAAACAGATTGAGGTCTCTGAGCGTCTTTTCTATGCGATGAAGAAGGACCACGAGGAGCGGGTAAATCGGATTGAGGTATGGCAAAAAACCAGCGACAGTCTGATGGCGAAGCTTGAAGAGAGAGATAAAGAAATTGAACAATTAAGGGCAAGAATAAATGGCTGAATATCCAAGGTGTTTTGGAGATAGAAAACAGTATTCAAATTGGGTGAAGTTTGCAAGACACTCTCACCCGCATCCAAATCACGGTTATTGCGAAGACTGCACTTTGGAATACAAGACAGAGATGCTGAAGCAGAACCGGTGTGAGTTTCCTGAGGTCAAGTTTAAGAAATCTCGCGATGGCGGCCTTGAGGGTTACCGATCGGCGTCGGAGATCAAGGCACTAAAAGACATTGGATTCCAAAAATACTTTAAGGAAATCACCGCATGATCATCAGCAACACGAATACCAACGGGCACTGGTACACCAAGGACGGCGACCCCCAATATACCCAAATGGGACTAAACGGGAAGGAGCGCCCGACTACTCTACGGGACGCAAGAAAGAAGGATTTGGTCCCTAGCGTAACTACAATCCTGGGCGTTGTTGCGAAGCCTGCCCTAAACTTGTGGATCCAGAAGCAGGCAATTCTGTCGGCCATGAAACTCTCTCAACAGCCCGAGGAGAGCCTGGATGAGTACGTTAATAGGGTGATCAAGGATGGCCAAGAAACGTCGCGAAAGGCAGCGGCGGAGGGCACTAGGATCCATTGTGCTATCGACCATCACTACGATGGCAAAGAGCCCGTCCCCGCTTATGTAGAACACGTTCTAGGCACCACTTCTACCATCAGGCTTGCCTACGGTGAGAGGCAGTGGATTGCAGAGCGGGCCTTCGCTCACGAGATTGGTTTTGGCGGCCGTGTTGACCTTCACGCCGACGGTATTGTCCTTGACGTTAAGACGAAGGAATTTGAATCGGAGTCAGAGATCACCAACTTCGACGAGAACCTGATGCAGCTCGCCGCTTACCGGGTTGGCCTGGGTATGCCTCAAGCAGTCTGCGCTAACGTGTTTGTATCCAGGACTCGGCCAGGACTCGTTAGCATTCAGGAGTGGACGCCAGTTGAGCTAGACCGCGGCTGGGAGATGTTCTGTCATCTGCTTCAGTTCTGGCAGATCCGGAACAATTACCTGTAATAGTCTCGAGCCTGCTTAACCGCCTCAAGCCCAAAAGCTGCGGGAATAGCGATAGGCGCGAGTGGAGGGTACATTGATGCCCCGGTGGCCGCTAATTGAGATGCGGCTATTAGGGCGTCGATGTATTCTTTATTTTGCATCGCCTCATCAATTTCTGCGACGTTTCTGCCCATTGAAGCACTTGCGGCGCCGTACCCAACTACCGGGAAACGTTTGAATGCTGTTTCTGCAACTCGAGCACTAATCTGGCCTAAAGGGGTTTCTCTGACTGACGTTAAAGCCGCTCGAGCCCTGTTGATTGGACGTTCAGCCTCTAGCCTGGCTGCCCTGGCCCTGTTGGTGTCTTCTTCGAGTTGAATGAGCCGCTGCTGGTTTGCCCGCTCCTCCACCAGTCTCTGCTGCATCGCCTGCTCTCTTGCAGCTGCAGCCCTTTCGTCGGTTTGTTTACCCAAGCGCTCCCAGATTGCATTAGGATCATCGGGGCTAAGTTTTGGGTAGAGCTTGTTGATCCGTTGAGAAACTTTAGAGTCCCCTTGAACCTTGCCGCGTTGATACATTGCGCCAGACTCAGGAACAGACCTAGAACCTGGCGTCTCAACACCTCGCCAATTCCTAGACCACTTCTCTCCGCTAGTGCCTCCGGTAGCAGGGGCCTCAGGAAGGGCGCCGGCTGGAAGTCGTAGCTGAGGCTCTCGCCTTTCGAGAGTAGACCTCCGCTGTGATTCCATTTGAGCGTACTGAGCCCGAGCCCTTTCACGAGCCATCTCCTCGCGTATAGCACGAGTCTCCGCCCTGTTCAATCTGGACTCTGCAAAGCCATACCCGGCACCTAAAACGGCCCCGGTAGCCGCAGCCATCTCCTTGTTCTTCTGAGCCTCTACAGCAGGATCGGCCGCCTCCTGTGTATAGATAGTGGCCTCTGGGGTCGGCTCATTGGGTGTAGGCTCAACTTCAACTGGCTGCTTAGGCTCGTTGGGCGACGGCTCTCCCTCTCCAAAACCGCCATAACCGTTGATTTTAGCGATGTAGTTCTGCGTTTCTTCCGGCAGGTCACCCTTTCCAGTCTTGAAGAAGGAATGATTCGGGCCGGCGTTGTACATTCCCGCGGCCACCATCGAGTCACCATTACTGCGAGACAGGAAGTCCTTTAGAACCGAGACCCCAGCCTGGATGTTCTTCTCTGGGTCTGTTAGGTCTTGACGACTGAACCCGTACTCTTTCCCTGTCCCAGGCATGACCTGCATGATCCCGACGGCTCCGACAGGGCTCAGGATAACCTTACCCTTTTGGTCAAATTGGCGGAATCCGTTCTCTGCAAAGGCCAACGAAAGCGCGAAGTTTACAGGGACCCCTTGAGCCTGGGCCTGTTCCCGGATCATCTCTACTACGCGCTTCTGACCCTCGTCTAGGTTATCTAGGTAGTTTGCCATTACTGAACCGCCTTGTTTGCATAGTCCTTCAGCTTACTGCGAACGGTCGTCAACACCGCCTCGTCTTTAGGCTTTTCGGTCGGCTTTGGCCCAAGTCCAATCGTCTTGTTAATCTTCTTGAGTTCATCGTGATAGTCGGACTCAATAGTATCGTAGGCCTTGGTGCGGTTAAACTGCTCGATGGTCCCGTCAGGGTTCTTGTCGCGCCAAGACTGGAACGTTTTGATATAACGCTCGTTCATGTTCGCCTGGGCGTTGGCTAGCTGAGACTTGAACAATAGGGCGTTTGCCGGGTCTTTGTCTACAATGCCGTTGATGTCCTTGACGATCCCCCGCTCCATATTGGTGACGGTACCCTCGCCCTTGAGGTAGGTCTTGGCATTGAGAAGCTCCGCCTTACTCAACAAGCTTCGGGCCACGTTGAGCTGAGTAATGACTTCTTGCGAGGCGTCTACCTGAACGATCGCCTTGTCGAAGTTCGCAATAGCAACCTGGTAGCCGCCTACGTTCAGGCCACCGCTAATCACCTCGCCGATCGCAGCCTTAACGCCAGGCTTCGCAGTTGGGCCAAGAACCTTCTGAACGTCCTTCTTGTTGAAGATATCAATAAGCGTCTTGGTTTCATTCTTCTGCGTTTTAATCGCATCTATTCTTGAGACCAGTTCTTCTTGACGCTTTTGCTCGGCCTTGAGTTTCTCAATCTTTATCGTCTCTTGGACTTTTAAGTCGCTTGCTCTCTGGGCTTCTTCTCTCTCACTTCTTGACTTGCGCGCTTGAACAGACTCTCCCTCAGGAGGTGGCTTAAATTCAGCGCCAGCGGCAGTAAGCGAGGCTTGAGCAGTCGGAGATGCGGGCTCTTGGGTTGGTGCAATCGGGGACCCAAACCTATTTTTAGTTAGCAGACGAGCTAAACGTTCCGATTCTTTTAAATCGTTTCTTTCTAGTGCGCCGTAATAACGACCAATCATAACGGGGTCGCCTAGGAAGGTCTCTCCTCCGATGTTGACCTCTTTTCCCCCTTGGCGATAAAGAATCTTCGGCTCGCCGCTCGACATATCAATAACTGTGCCGTCTTGCAGTGTACGGATGTTTCCTTGAGCAAGCTGTCCCTGATCAACCTTGAGCTTTTCTTCTTTAACTATAATGTCTCGAGCATCAATCTGTCGCTTCTGAACAGCGGCGTCAAACTTTTGACCTTTTTCAATAGCGTCTTGAATTGAAGCACCCTGACGGAATGCGTATTCGGCTATCTTCCGACCTTCTTCCGTCATCCCTAAAATAAGCTCCTCTTGAGCAGGAGAGACTTTCGCTTGGGGGGGTGCTGAGAGTGGCGCAGGAGGTGACGCTTGAGGGGGCGCAGCGAGAGGAGGGGGCTGGTAAGGCTTAGTTACTAGCTCTGGCCCTGGTTGGCTTTCGTTCTTCG